AATCTGCGCGGAGAGGATAAGGCGTCGGGCGAGTTCTATGCCGCCACCGAGGAAGCGGGGCTGCATATGGGCTTTGAGCGGGGCGGCGGCACGGGTCGCATCCTCTGCATCAACACCGCCTTTGCGGAGTTCAGGCGCGCCGGGGCGGAGCTTTATAAGGAAGCGCTCACCATCCTGCTGGAAGCATGGGGCGGCGACCCCGATTCCCTGAGAGCGGAAATCATTCAGGGTATCGTCCACTTCGTGGAGCTGTACCACGGCGAGTACGACCGGGAGCGGCTCATTTACAGCCTCCGCGCCTACGAGCCCAAGTTTATCTACGCGGCGGGCAAGGCGGAAAAGGAGCTGCGGGGCGTAAAGCGCTACGTCAACCTGTTCTACCGCATCTACAACGGCAGACGCAAGCATTCGACCCTTCCCATGAAGTTCTAAGGGAAGGTTCTTTTTTATCCGCATCGAGGCCGGAAACCATGGGGCTGTGTTCCGTCACAGCCCTATTCTTCTGCCCTCGGCTCGGGCTCATAGATTTATATATCAAATCATAACCATGGAATAAACAAAACAAGGAGGTATGGCATGGACGCATATACGGCATCCGATATGGACGTTCGCACCGTTGACCACAATACGCTGGTGGATATCCGCGACGTAAAGGTCAACACGGCGCTGCCCAAGCGGGAGCGTATTTTGGATTTCATCCGTCAGATCGGCAACCCCTACTGCTACCGGCATGGGAAATATGTGGTCAGGGTCAGCTTCGCCGATACGGATGTTTCATTGGAGGACAGACTGGAAGCATATATCCGCACAAAGGGCTGATCCTGCGACATCCTCGACAGTCCTGCGCAACGCAGGGTACAATTTTGGAGGAAAGGAGCTGGCAATATGCAACACAACACCGAAACAAAAATCTGGAACGCCACGCTTTACCTCCGGCTGTCGAGGGACGATGGGGATAAAGAGGAATCCAACAGCATCACCGGGCAGCGGGAGCTGCTGCGGGACTTCATCCGAACCCGCCCGGAGCTTCGGGAATACGCCGTCAGGATCGACGACGGCTTCACGGGCTCCAATTTCGAGCGGCCGAGCTTTAAGAAAATGCTGGAGGACGTAAAGGCGGGACGCACCAACTGCATCATCGTGAAAGATCTTTCGCGCTTTGGCCGTAATTATCTGGACGCTGGCGAATACATCGAGAAGATATTCCCATTTTTAGGCGTGCGCTTTATCGCCGTCAACGACAACTACGACAGTCTCGGCGGAAAAAACGCTTCGGACGAGCTTATCATTCCGTTCAAAAACCTCATAAACGAAGCCTACTGCCGGGATATTTCCGTGAAAGTCCGCACCCAGCTTGAGGTCAAGCGCAAGAGCGGTCAGCACATCGGCGCATTTGCTGTCTACGGCTATTTGAAAGATGAAGCAGACAAAAACCACCTGATCGTAGATGAATATGCCGCGGACGTCGTGCGGGATATCTTCAAATGGAAGCTGGAGGGCATGAGCCCGCAGGATATCGCCGCCCGCCTGAACCACAGCGGTGTGCTTTCGCCCATGGAATACAAAAGATCGCTGGGCATGAGGTTTGCCACCTCCTTCAAGGCGAACCCCCAGGCGGCATGGTCGGCCAACGCCGTGCTGCGTATCCTGAAAAATCCGGTCTACACCGGCGTACTCATTCAGGGCAGGGAGACTACGCCCAGCTACAAGGTACGAAAGCGTGTCACAAAGCCGGAAAACGAATGGGCAATCGTTTCGGATGCCCACGAAGCTATCATTGAGCGCCGGGACTTTGACAGCGTGCAGAAGGCGCTATCATTGGATACTCGCCGCAGCCCCGGCGACAGCGTCGTGCAGCTTTTCAGCGGCATGGTGTTCTGCGGCGAGTGCGGCGCAAGCATGGTGCGCAAAACCGTTCCCTCCGGCAATAAAAAGTATGTCTACTACGTCTGCGCCGCGCACAAGCAGGATAAATCCTGTTCGCCCCACCGGATGCGCGACGAGGCGCTGGAACAACTGGTTTTGGACACGGTAAAGCAGTATATCCGGGACGTGGTTGATCTGGACGATATTCTTGCCATGACGGATACCGCCCCCTTGAGAACCGCAGAAGCCCAGAAGGTGCAGCGGCAGCTCGACAAAAAGCGCTCGGAATATGAGCGGCTCCAGAAGCTGCTCATGTCCCTGTATGAAAGCCTTGCAGACGGCATCATCGACCGGGACGAATACGCAAGGCTCAAGCAGAATTACGCAGGACGCTGCGCCGAGTGCGAAAAGCAGATGGACGCCTTGCAGGAGACCCTTACGCAGATCAGGGAGCACGGCGGCGAGCACCGGGAATGGATGGCGCAGTTCAGAAAGCACCTGAACATCGCGGAATTGGAGCGCAGCATCGTTGTGGCGCTGATCGACCGCATCCTCATTTACAGGGACAACCGCGTGGAAGTCCGCTTCCGCTTTGCGGACGAATTTGTATGGCAGACGGATATCCTGCGCCGGGCGCAGATCAGAGAGGTGGTATAAGTGGCAAGAACGAAACGAAAGACAAACCCGGTCATTCCGGCGGCGGAAGCTCCCGCACAGGCGCAGAAGCAATACCGCGCTGCCGCCTATGTCCGCCTTTCCGTAGAGGACAGCGGCAAACCCGGCGCGGATACCATAGAGGGGCAGAAAAACCTGCTGCTCCGGTTTATTGAAAATGACCCGACCCTCACTCTGTACGGGCTGTTCTGCGATAACGGGCAGACCGGCACAGACTTTCAACGGCCTGAATTTGAAAAACTCATGGAAGCGGTCAAGCGCGGCGAGGTGGACTGCATCGTGGTCAAAGACCTATCCCGTTTTGGCAGAAACTACAAAGAAACCGGCAACTATCTGGAGCGCATTTTTCCGTTTCTGGGTGTGCGCTTCATCGCCGTTAACGACGGCTTTGATACCCTCACTGCCCAGCGTGGCACGGACGGCTATCTGGTTCCGCTGAAAAACCTCATCAATGAGGTTTACAGCAAGGATATTTCCAAGAAATCCGGCTCTGCGCTGGCAGCAAAGCAGAAGAACGGTGATTTCATCGGCGCGTGGGCACCCTACGGTTACCGCAAATGCCCGGACGATCCGCACAAGCTGGAACCGGACGAGGCAACGGCTCCCGTTGTCCAACAGATATTCCGTTGGCGTGCCGAGGGCATTGGCGTCACACAGATTGCAAGGCGGCTCAATGACGGCGGCGTGCCTTCGCCCTCTGCCTATCTGTACAATACCGGCGCGTGCAAAACAGAAAAGTATAACGGCGTGATCTGGTACGTTCAGACGGTCAAAAACATTCTGTCTCGGCAAGTCTACATCGGACACATGGTGCAGGGCACAAAGCGGCAGTCCTTCTACGAAAATTTGGGCCAGTACATGAAGCCCAGAGAGGACTGGATCGTCGTGGAAAATACCCACGAGCCGCTGATCGACAGGGAAACCTTTGATAAAGTGCAGGAGCTTGCCCAGCGCAAAAATGCGGAATACTTTGAAAACCTTGGCAGGTTCAGGCATCTGAAAACCACCGAAAACATTCTCAAGGGGCTGATCTACTGCGCCGACTGCAAGCGCCCGCTGGTACGATACAAGAATGTGAGCCACGAAAAAAAGCTGTGGTATACGTTCATCTGCCAGACGCATACCAACGACATCACAAGCTGCCCCAAGAAGAACATCCGGGAAGATGTGCTGATCCCCATGCTCCTGCAAGCCATCCAGACGCAGATTGCCCTTGCCGCTGATATGGAAGCGCTCATCCGCAGGGTGAACAGCTCCACCAAATACAAGAAGAAGGCTGTGACGCTGCAAGGCAAGCTGGATGCGGCGAAAAAAGCGCTTATGCGCTATAACGGCCTGTATGACAGCTTGTACCAGAACTATGTGGATAAGCTCATGACCGAGCAGGAATATATGACACTGAAACGCCGCTACAAAGCGGAAGCCGAGGAAGCGGAGCGGCTGATCGAAGCTCTGACCCGCCGGCAGGCGGCGGAAGCGGCGCACACGCCGGAAAACCCGTTCCTTGCGGCCTTCGGCAGCTTCCGGGGCGCGGATGTTTTGACAAAAGAAATGGCACAGGCGCTGATCCAGCGTGTGTATGTGGACGGTGACAGCAATATTGAGATCGTGTTCCGTTACCGGGACGAATACAAGGAACTCTGTACATATTTGGAAGGGAGGCAAGCTGACGCATGAGAACGGCGATTTATCTTCGCATATCCAGCGAGGACGCGGATTTGAGAACCGGCAAAAAGGACGAATCCGAGAGTATATCCAACCAGCGCAGCCTCCTCCGGGAATATGTGTCCAGTCACGCAGACCTGTCCGATTCTGAAATACTGGAATTTTGTGACGACGGCTGGAGCGGTACGAACTTTGAGCGTCCAGCGGTAAAGGAGCTTCTGGAGCAGGTCAGGCGCAGGCAGATCAACTGCATCGTAGTAAAAGACCTATCCCGCTTTGGCCGTGATTACCTCACCGTTGGAGACTACATCTCCCGCGTGTTCCCGTTCCTGGGTGTGCGCTTCATTTCCGTCAACGACGGCTTTGACAGCAGCAATCCGTTGGATATCGACAGCCTCGATACTTCGTTTCGGACGCTGATCTACGACCTGTACAGCCGAGACCTCTCCCGCAGGGTCAAAAGCGCAAAGAAGGCCAGAGCCGAGCGCGGCGCGTTCCTCAGTCCTTATGCGCCTTACGGATATGTCAAAGACCCGGAAGATAAAAATCATCTTCTGGTAGATGCCGAAGCTGCCGACGTGATACGGCGCATCTTCCAAATGGCGGCAGATGGCGCGAAACCATGGCAAATCGCGGCGGCGCCGAAAGGAGACGGCGTAAGCTCTCCAAAGAACTACAAAGTCGAGGCGGGCTGCACAAGAACGCCGTGGCGCAGCATCCAAGAGGAAAACTTCTGGACGGCCAATCTGGTCGCAAAATTCCTGCGGGACGAGCGGTATATTGGAAAGACGGTGTACGGCAAACGGAGCCGGGACATTGTAGGCAGCACGCATACAGTCAAAATCTCCCGCAATGACTGGATCGTTGTCCCCGACAGACATGAAGCCATCGTGCCGGAGGCGCTGTTTGAAAAAGCGCAGACTTGTATGCGGGAATACAGGGAGCGAGAAGTCATGACGGGCGGCGGGAATCCGCTGAAGCGCAAGGTGATCTGCGGCGTATGCGGTCATGCCATGCAGCGGGACAATAAGAAGAACGGCTCCTACCGCTGCGTCACGAAACGGCTGAATACCGGCTTTGACTGCTCGGAGGAAAAAGTCCCGGAGGCCGATATTCTGGAAGCGGTGATCGACACCATACAGGTCTATGCCCAATACGCCGTCAGCATAGACCGTCTCCTGCAAACAAGGCAGGCACAGCGGCAGCTTGATCGCAAACAGGCGCAGCGCCGCTTGCAGACGCTCCAGAGCCGGAAAGCCCAGCTTGACGAGCGATTGCAAGACCTCTATGAGCGGCTGGTAGAGGGGGAAATCTCCCGCGAGAGCTTCGCGGCGCAGAAGAAAGCTCTGACGGCGCAGGCGGAGGATGTTTCTCACACGGTCTTGGAGCTGGAGCGCAAAATAAGCGGCAACGACGACAGCGGCAATGCCGTAATTGAGCAGTTCAAAAGCTATGCCGGGATTACGGCGCTGACCAGAGAAATCTCAATCGAGCTGCTGCAATCCGTCACCATCTACCCGGACGGGCGCATGGATATCCGGCTGAACCTTGCCGATGAGATTGAATCTCTGCTGGAAACCTTGCGCCGGGAGTCCTGTACGGCGTGAAATTATTAGTCCTTTCTGTACAGCAGCCGATGAGGGTATCACCGGTACAAGCATCAAAAATCGAGACGGGTTCAACCGTATGATCGACGATGCCCTCGCCGGCAAAATCGACTTGATTCTTACCAAGTCCGTTAGCCGATTTGCCCGCAACACAGTCGACAGTCTGACTACCGTCCGCAAACTGAAGGAAAAAGGCATCGAGGTGTATTTTGAGAAAGAGAACATTTACACACTGGATGCCAAGGGAGAATTGCTCATAACCATCATGAGTTCTCTGGCACAGGAAGAGAGCCGCTCCATCAGCCAAAACACGACCTGGGGACAGCGCAAGCGTTTCGCCGACGGTAAAATGAGCCTTGCGTACTCCAACTTCCTCGGATACCGGCGCGGTGCCGAACTCGGCGATATGGAGATCGTGGAGGAAGAAGCCGTCATTGTCCGCAGGATATACAGCGAATTCCTCGCAGGGAAAACGCCCTATGATATTGCCAAGCATCTTACCGAGGATGGAATTCCCACTCCAATGGGCAAGACGAAATGGCATACCACCGTCATTGAGAGCATTCTGAAGAACGAGAAGTACAAGGGTGATGCATTGCTTCAAAAGACCGTGACAACAGACTTTTTGACACATACCCATAAGCGCAACGAAGGCGAAGCACCCCAGTTTTATGTTGAGAAAAATCATCCTGCCATTGTGCGTCCGGAAGTGTTCGAAATGGTCCAGGAGGAATTCCGCAGACGGAAAGCCGCCGGCGGCAGAATGCAAAGCGTCTCTATCTTCTCCGGAAGGATCGTATGTGAGGACTGCGGGGGGTTCTACGGCAGAAAGGTATGGCATTCCACCTCCGAAAAGTACAGAGCCTACCACTGGCACTGCAACAACAAATTTCAGAAACGCTGTTCCTGCCAAACACCTACGCTGAAAGAAGAAAGCATCGAGCAGGCATTCTTGAGCGCAATCAACAGCCTCATCAAGAAAAAGAAAGAGATCCGAGAGAATTATGCGCTTTGTCTGGACACTATTACCGACGACAGCGCGTATGTCGCACGGTTGGAAGAAATCAATGCGGAGTGCTGCCAACTGCAGGAGGAGACTAAGAGCCTACTCACCGCCGCCGGAAGGAAAAACGGTGGCGGACTTAGCGAGGTCAATCGGCAGTACGCGGACTATCTCGCCAGGTTTGAAGGGCTTCAGAAAGAGAAGTCGGAGCTTTCCACGCAAATATCCAAATGCGCAGCCAAGCGTGTGCAGGTCAGTTCTTTTCTTAAAGAGCTGCAAAAATACGACGGGCCGCTGAAAGAATTCGACCCGCTCATTTGGCAGGCAACGCTGAACCATGCGGTCGTCCTTAAAAACTGCACGATCACCTTTGTTTTCCGTGACGGTACCGAGGTAACGAGAAAGATAAAGAATGGAGTGAGAAAGTATGTCAAGCGAAAAGCAAGTGATCCCGATAATCCAGAGTCCGCCGGAGAAAAGGCGTAAGGAGCGTGTCGCTGCCTACTGCCGTGTTTCCACGCAGGCAGAGGAACAGCTTCACAGTCTTGCCGCACAGCGGGAAGTCTATGAGAAATCACTCTCCGGCAACTCCGAAGTGGAGTTTGTCGGCATATACGCAGATGAGGGTATCTCCGGCACCCGGACGAGAAACAGAACACAATTTCTCGCGCTTATCCAGGATTGCCGTGACGGAAAAGTAGATCGCATTCTTACTAAGAGCGTATCCCGGTTCGGAAGAAACACCGTGGATACGCTCATTTTTACAAGGGAACTGCGAAGCCTTGGTGTGGATGTCTTTTTTGAAAAAGAGAACCTGCACTCCATCTCACCGGAGGGAGAATTGCTCCTTACACTGATGGCGGCGCTTGCGGAATCCGAATCGGTCAGTATGTCCGATAATATTAAATGGGGAAAGCGATACCGCTATAAGCAAGGACTGGTCAACGCTCTTGCAATTTCCAATATATACGGCTACTGCAAAAAGGACGGCGAGATCGCCGTGAACGAGGCCGAGGCGGTTATCGTCCGGAGAATCTATAAGGAGTTCCTGGACGGAAAAAACTACGATGAAATCATTGCCGGGTTAACGGCTGACGGAGTTCCCACGAGGAAAAACGCAACCTGGCACTCCCGGACGGTCATCGGCATCTTGAGCAATGAAAAATACTGCGGAGACTGCCTGTTTCAAAAGACTTTTATTCCAGACCCGATCTCACACAAAACAGTAGTCAACTGCGGCGAGATCCCTCAATTTCTGGTGGAGGACTGCGTTCCAGCCATCATAGAGAAGAAGCAGTGGCTTGCTGCGCAGGAAATGCGAAAGCGGCATCAGGGGGTCAGCAAGCCGCCAATCGAGGCGCTCCCTTTTCGTAGCCTTGTGTTCTGCGGAACTTGCGGAAAGCCATGTCCGCAGTATTCCTCTCATTCTGAGGGGCGGCGGCTGACAGCCTATCATCGGTGCATAAGTCGGAGAGATCATACCGCAGTGGAAGTTCCTGGCATGACCTATGTCCCACCGCACAAAGCCGGGTACAACTATAATCCGACTCCGGAACTTGCCGCCTACCGGGAGACATACAAAAAGCCGAAGTCGAGACC